GAAACATCCGGCACAGTGGGCAACGGATTTCTTGCCGGGCAGATTTCTCGGCTTGTCGATCCCCTCTCCGGTGTTGTGTCCGTGTCCAACTTATCCACGACCCTGGGTGGAACGGACGTGGAGGCGGACGATCGGTACCGGGCCCGCGTGCAACTTTCGCCTGAAAAGGCTTCCACGGCAGGGCCTGCCGGGAAATATCGCTATTGGGCAGAGTCGGCGCATCAGGATATTGCCGACGTTTCAGTGCTCTCGCCTACTCCCGGTGTTGTCGACATAATCGTGCTGATGAAAGACGGGGCGCTGCCGTCCGATGAAGTGCTGCAACTTGTGGACGCGGCTGTCTCTGCCGAGACCGTGCGGCCCTTGACCGATACTGTTCATGTGTGGCCCGGAGCAGGTGCCGTACACAATCGACCTGACCTATTATATAGGCCGGTCCAATCTTTCGTTTGTCTCGCAAATCCAGCAGAGCGTTGCCGCGTCGATAGCGGACTTTGAACAGTGGCAGGGCGCGGCCCTGGGGCGCGACGTCAATCCCACTGAACTGATCCACCGCCTTCGGCAGGCCGGGGCCAAGCGTGTTGAGATTTCCACTCCCGCCCATGTGGCACTAACTGGGCGCCAGGTTGCCGTGTGTGCCAGTACCACAGTGACCTATGGGGGGCTGGAAAATGACTAGCCTCTCCGCGCTGGATTTCCGCTCCCTGCTGCCGAGTTCTATTGCCCAGGATTCGCAGATTCTGGCCGCTGCGGACGTACTTTCCGAACAGCTAGAGATCAGCACGGCGGCTATTCCATCCGTGCTGATCCCTAGCCGCATCGACGAGTTGACCGAGCCGTTGTTGTCTCTGTTGGCGTGGCAATATCATGTGGACCATTGGGAACCGGACTGGGACCTGGAACAAAAACGAGAGGCCGTGAAAAGTTCCATCCGCCTGCATAAGCGCAAGGGCACGCCCTGGGCTGTGAAAGAAGCATTGCGCGTGTCCGGACTGGGCGATGCGGAGGTTATCGAGCGCGGCCGTTGCTTCGCAAATATTCCGAATGCAGAAGGCTTGCGCTTGGACGGACATGGCGTCTCGACGGGACGCAGCGCTTGTCTGATTTCGAAAAGCTGACCGGCTCTGTCTATCCGCCCCACTGGGCGAATTTTATTGTCCGAGTCAATATGGCGCAGGCGTCCCGAGCCGGGACGTTGAAAATGGCCCGCGCTGCCGTGGATGCGGCAAAGCCGGTACGATCCTGGCCGCTGTGGGCGGTCCACCTTTCCCTGCAATCCGAGCCATTGAAACCCGGCACAACGTCTGCCGACGGCCTTGCCGGGTCTGTACTAAGCCCAGTCGGCGCGATTGCGTCTTGATGGTTCCTGGCGGCTGGGGCGCGATGCCGCGCCGTTGCGGCTGGACGGTCGCCGTTTTGATGGCACCTGGCGTCTGGACGAAATGCAACCACCTCTTGTTACGGAGCGTTTGCAATCGCGTCTGCAAACCCTGGCGCACGGCAGCACCACGCTGCGCATTCCGCCCGGTCGGCCTGTGCTTCGGCGTGAACCGGCAAAGCGTATGGGGGAGCACGCTCTACGCATGGACGGTTCCTGGCAGATGGGCACGAACATTCGGCTGGATGGTGCGTGGCGACTGGACGGACGGACCTGTCTGCACGTTGGCCGCGCATGGGAATGCACCCGGATCATCGTTGGGACGGAACCTGGCGGCTCGGAGAATCCAAACCAATTTGCACAACATGGCCAAGCGTCAATTAAGGAGGTTGTATGTCTGTAACTGCATCGGCAACGGACGATTATTGGCGGCTGCTGGCGTCCGAACTTTTTGCAAAACTGTCCACCGAAGATGCCGTTATGTCGATCGGCTGCGGCGGGTGGGCCGACAATGCGCCGGTACCAATCGATACCGCGCAGGCAGAGCTGCACGATTCCCGGCTGACCAAGCCGCTGGCTTCGGTATTTCTGGCTGACGATTTCACAGTGGTGGCCACGGCGCGCATCGTTGCCGGGGATATGACCGAATCGGCCAGCGAGGCCGGATTGTTTGTGGGGGACGAACTGCTGTTCGTGCGCAATTTTGAGGCCGTTCCCGTGCAGGACATGGATTATTTCGACGTGAAAATCACCATTCCGTTCAAGGGATAAGGAGGTAGATGTGGCAATTACGGAAAACATCGGTGTGATTCCCGCAGTGGATGAAACCGGGCAGGCTCCGGCGGCGACTCCGGAGTTGTTCAACACTATTTTCGGCAGGGTGCAGGGAAATTTTAATACAATCGACCCCATCATTCAGGACGTGGTCGCAGCCAAGGGCAACGAGGAATCCCTGGCCGCGCGGTTTGGTGCTATTGACGAGCAGCTCGGGGCGCTGGAGTCGTCGAGCGCGGTATCTGTAAGCAAGGCGCTTGAAGATGCGTGGAGCGAATCCGACGAGGGATTCAGCTTTGAAATGTTCCGCGACGCCGTGCAGACATGGCGCGATATGACTCCTGTTGCCGTTGTTCAAACTGTATCCGGCGACGATTCGGTGGACGTTGAAAGCACGGCAAACCTGGAAGAGGGGGCATCGTATGTTTTGTTCGACGGTACCCACGCTGAAACCATTGTCGTCAGCAATATATTGACGACAACGCGGTTCCAAGCAGCCGCGCCGCTTACAGCGGACAGAACCGGGGGCACGCTGGCGCGGACAAACTGGGAAATCCATTCGGGCTATGCGTCGATTCCTTCCGGCACGGGAACGTTTTTTTCCAAAGTGCTGTCCGTGCTGCGTTATCAGGACGACGGACGGCTGGTTATCCGGCGCAAAGCGGGTGATGGCGAGCTACGGGTGTTTGCCCGTACTGCAGGGGAAACGGTCTGGCAGGCAGGGGAGTTTATCGAAAGTCAGGTACGTGACGATGGGACTTGGCAGGTTCGTTACCATATTCCTGTCGGCGGGCGGATTGAATTGAAGATTGAAGCCCTGCCTGCCAGCACGGCCATGCGCATTGAAAGCATGATGTTGCTTACCTCTCCGCAAGCTGGGCGTGCAGATCCCGTTCGCCAGCCGGTGATTACGTCGCCGCAAAGTGGTGCAACAGGCGTGATGGAAACGCCGACAATTACAGTGGACGCATACCGGTCCTTGTATGGGCTCGACCAGGGCGGTATGCGCGTGCGCATCTACACGGACGAGGACAGGCAAAATCTGGTTTATACAGGGACAGAAACGGGCGCGGCAACGTCCCACACCGTAGCAGCTGGGAATCTGGAAACGGACCGTGTGTATTGGATAGAAGCGGATTTGTGGGACAGCGAGAACACATATTCGCCGGTGTCCGCTCTTATTCCCATCACAACCGGCAGCGTATTCCAGTACGTGCAGCAACCGCGTGTTGTTTCTCCTGCTGCAGGGGCGGAAGTCTCGCAGACAAACGTCACCATTGTGTTGGATCAAATGCAGGTGGAGGCAGGTGGAACCGGCAATCAGACTGCCGGGCGGTTTCTTGTTGCATCCGACCTTGCGGGAACGAATATCGTCTACGACTCAGGCGAAGTCGCCGACCTCACGTCGCACGTCGTTACCGGTGATCCGCTTGAGCGTGGGCAGACCTACTACGCCTTTGGCTTGCAAAAAGATGAAACGCGAGGCTGGTCGGAGCGTAGCGCGGGCGTACGGTTTTCAATCCAGCAAATTGGCAATGGCGTCCGCGTTGACGGCGGTGTGGCCGTAGGTCCTACGACATTTGCCGATGGAGCATATGGGTATCTGGTTGTCGCCCCGGCAGAATGCCGGGTGCAACGCAAGTGGGGCTTATACGACACAGATGTGTCGGAACTGTCGAATATCTCTTCCGGGTCTGCTGCGGATGCACATACCGGCGCATACAACACGCAAGTGCTCACATCCGGTTCCTATAACTACATTAACGATGGGCTCGGTTCTGTCGGCGCTCCTGCAGCAGAGTATTGCGCCGGTATGCTCTATGAGGACTGTGACGATTTCTTTTTAATGAATCAACAGGAGATGACCCTTACATACAATAACCTCGCGGCTATTGACGCGGCGGATGAAACTGCGGGCACAAAGCTGACAGGCCTGTCGGACTACGCGTGGACCTCTTCGGAGGCCAATTACGGCAATGCGTGGGTCAGACGTTTTTCAGACGGGGGGCAGTGCGGCTGCGGTAAGGGCACTTCTAGTTTGGTCATCCCCGCCCGCCGCATTCTCATATAAAGGAGCAAAAGCCATGAATGAATACTATGAAGCTAAAAGCGCCCAGATTCTGACAGCATCCCAGCTTGACCGGCGCGGTCTGCTGCATGACGGTGTACGCCTAGCAGATCTGGGTATTTATCGCATCGTGGACGAAAAGCCGGAGTACGACGTGGAGTTGCAAACTCTTGACACCGGAACGGTCCAGCCCAGCACGGACGGCGAGACGGTGCGCCGGGTGTTTACTGCTACATATCGCGATTTGGAAGAAGTGCGGACTGTGCTCAAGCAGCGGGTCAAGGCTCGGCGCAAGCAGGTCGAAGAATCCGGCACCACGCTCGACGGCATGGCCGTTGAAACCGACCGGCAATCGCAGTCTATGCTCAATGGTGCGGTGGAATACTTCCGCCGAAATCCCGACACGACAATCCAGTGGCAACAGCCCGAACTCACATTTGTGGCCCTGAACAAAGACCATATCGATGCCCTGGCCGACGTTGTGGCCGCCCACGTCCAGGCGTGTTTTGCCCGGCAGGCGGCAATCTGCGCAGAACTTGACCGCCGCGAAAAGGTGAACACTCTGCTTGAGTCATACAACAACGAGATTGATACCGGCTGGCCGGGGACAGATCCCGAATAGCGCTATTGCAGATTGTGCTTATGCCCGCCCTGGATCTCCGGGGCGGGCTTTTTTATTTTTTGGGGCGCAGACGTTTTGCGACGTCGACAACTCCGGCAGATAATAATTTGATTAGGGCTCGGATTGCAGTACGATCTGAACCGTTTGCTTGATTGGCGCAATCAACAAGAGCTGTAATTCCACAGCCTAGCTCTGTGATTACGGCCGCAGGGTCGCATGCATCGTCCACGGTCAATCGTACTTGTTGTTTATCAACGATTGTTTCCATGTGAGACTCCATCTCGTTAACGTTGTGAGATTTCCGATGATGTTTAAATTACCCTGTAGATAATATATGTCAATAATTTAAATGAGTTAACCTGGTGTGAAGTAGTTCACACAGCGTGAAGTATGGCGAAAGAGATACTGGATATATTTTGCGGTTTTATAGACTACAGCCCGCAATTTGGTGTTGTGTGCGACGCTTCCGGGCGCGTTTTGCACTGCAATAAAATTTTGCAAAAACAATGCTGCGGCGAGGGGTTGGTGGAAATTTTCGGTCCGGTAGCAGACGTAGTGTTACATGATATCGAGAAGGCTTTAAAAAACAATGTGTTGCGCACGTCTGAGTTTGAAGTTTGCTGGAACGGGGAAATACATGCAATGCATGCCCGCACGCATCCTGTTGGCACAGACCTGGTCTGTGTGCTTTTTCATAGTGTGGACTCCCGGCGGCAGCTCGAACGCATCATGTTTGACCGGCATTGTCATCTGCCAACCGATGGTCGCTGGATACTCGACGACCAGTATCGCGTGTTGCAGTTCCAGACAGATCCGGCATCAGTCTTTTACGGCCGTGAACCGGGCTTCGGCATATTCGAAGCAGTTGTGCCGTCCTCGCATGAGCATTTGCGGGCAGTGTTCAACGAAGCGGCGCGGCGTCCTGGGAAGCTTGTGAACGTCAGCGTCCAGGTTCGCCGCGCCGATGGCGTACGCAATGTGGATGGCGACGCCGTATATTTCCCCGATCTCTTTTATGGCAACCGCTTTTATTGTTTGACGCGGCCATCAATCCGAACGACCGATCACGTGCTAAACAGGATGCTGGAAGCGTACCAAGTGCAACACGATGCAGAGCTTGCAGAATGCTTGGAAGTTGGCGCTACTGCGGTTTCGAACGTGCGCACGAACCGGCGCGAAGTACCTGACAGCTGGCTGGTGAAATGTTGTTTAGAGTGCAGAGTGAACCTGCAATGGCTGTATGCGTCTGCGGGGCCGAAGTTCGCGGAGGGGTGAAAAGGAAGGGGCAGCAACAGCCGCCCCCTGGATGGGGGTCAATATTTAGGGAGAAATATGTTGCTACGGGCTGTTGTCTTTTGAGTCTTTTTGATGTCTTGGTAGTTCTTTACGAGCCAGTCGAACACGTCTTCCCGACGGCGTGTAGTGCCCGGTAGCTGTTGGAGTGTCTTTTCTAGTTTGTGGATTTCGTCTTTGGTTTTAATGTTCTCTGCGTCTGCCACATCCTGTAGCATATCGATGACTTCAAACAATTCCTTTCGGTTGAAGAAGCGACTGTCTGCTTTTCCTCTTTCCTTGGGGTCGTCTCCCTGAGTGACCGTTGTCGAGTACTTGCACTGTAACATACCTTCTGTGACTTTGATGGACATTCTCTTTTCCTCTTTGTTTGCTTGATGTTGATAATGACATGTTGAGGAGCATGCCGCCGGACGGACCGGCGGCATCTCGTCCCTAGGGTAAGCGCTGGCCGTCCAGGAAGACGGGGATGTTGCTCGGGTTTGAGAGGACCTTGTAGGTGCTTGTGTCAACAGTGAACTTAAGTCCATCGACACTGCATATGCAATGGTAGTTCGTGCAGTTTTGGCTTACTCCGCTTCCTCTTGATATCTGGGAAATGTATCCGTTTTTGTTAGTTAGCTCTCCTGCGAGTTCCCCTTTGTAGATAAAATGCATGCCGTACCCTCTTTTAAGGAGAATGCAGGTTTTTAGAGAATTGTCCGGGCAGCTTGTCATTTGTTGCTTCCCTGTGCCAGCGCAGCCACCCAGGAGCAGAAAGGTGAGCACGAAGAGACATGTAAACGCTTTTTTCATAACCGCATCTCCTGTTTCTTTTAGCTGTAACACTTTCTTTTAATTCAACATTCTATAGCATGTGACCGTAAAAAATCCCCGGCCCAAGCGGGTACGGGGATGTAATGTTTATATCTTCCGGCGGACAAGTACGACGGGCGAGATGTCGATAACCTCGACCAAATTCTGCTTGATCCGGAATTCCTCTTGCGTGCCGCTATCTTTCTTATGCTGCCAGCCTTGTAAGTATATCCAGTCCTCGTCTCTTCCTTCCCATATTTTGAGTGTCGCATCTCCCTCGTTTTCCGCGGCCAGGCCTCGGCGTCTGACTAAGACCGGGTCGCCTTTCTGCGGGGTGAGCCGGGGGTCGCAGTAGACAATGTTTCCCGGCTGGATTCCGGCAGGAAGCATGCTGTCACCTATTGCCATGGCCGCAAGGATGCCTTCTCGGAGTACAGGGGCGGAAGTGGCCACGGCAAGCTGTGTCGTTGTGGACCAGCCCGTCGCCCCGCACTGCGCCAGACCTATTATCGGTATCTCCGAGCCTTGCGGGATTGCGTCCGGAATCGGGCCGCCCATTTTGGGTTGCTTGTGCCGGTCCGGCTGGTAGGGCAGTCCGTCGTACAGGTCGCTATCTATGGATTCTGCTGCCTCGGCGTAGTCTGGATTGCCTGCGCCAGGGGGGTACTCGTCCTCTCCATTGCGTTTGCGTAGCGCCATGAGCGGCCCATTCTGTTCGAATTGCCCCCTGGTGAGCAGTGGGTAGCCTATGCCCGCGCCCAGAAAATTCAGGTTTATGCGATAGGTCAGGGCCCACTTTCGGGCCGTATGCATAGGCAGGGGCATTCTGTTTTCGAGTATGGCCGTTAGTTCTTCAACAGAGATTTCTCCTGCTTTGGCAAAATTTTCTGGTGTAGTGTTCAGGTTTGGGTCGCGCAGTACGTCTCGAATGTGGTCGCCCACGGGGTGGAGGTCTGGGTTATATTCTGCGTCTTGGGGTAGGACATTTCCTTGTCCGGTTAGTAGCCAGTTAATGTCCACACCGTATTTAGTCGCGATCATGGCCATGATTTTGGCTGACGGATACGTTTTTCCGGAGCAGTAGTCATGAATGGTCTGAGGGCGCACGCTAATATCTCTCGCAAATTCGGATTGCTTGAATCCTAATCTTCTTATAAATCCCCTAAAACGTTCACTTATCTTCTTTTTGTCCATTTTTTATTTCTTTTATCCTATTTTTCGTATTGACAGTCTCGCTATTTACGATAAATATGAATTATCGAGGCGATTGTGGCTGTGCTGTGTATAGCAAACAAGATTCAAGGAGTTTTTAGAATGTCACAACGTAAAAAAGAACTCAAGAAGTGGCTGATTGATCATCCCCTGGATTCTGAGGTGTTTGAGCGAGCGTCTGAATGCCTTGGCTTGTCCGCAGTTTCAGTGAGGAGGTACCTTTTTCGGTCTTCTATGCCATGGCGTGTCCGTAGGGAGTTGGTCCGCTTGGGGGCTCCTGAGTCCATTCTTCCGCCGTCGGTAAGCCGGCTTGAAGGGAGAAGACGGGAATTCAAAAAATGGCTTGTCGACAATCCTCTGCCACAAGGGTGGGCAGAAGATGTGGGGCAACGGAATGGGATTGCAGCTTCGACAGTACTGCAAGCCCCAGGCCGTTCGACGATACCCAAGCCTCTCTATGACGAATACGTCCGTCTTGGGGTACCAGCTCATCTTCTCCCCCCTATTACCCGTCCTAAATCAGAGCTGATCCGAGAAAACCGTGAGCTGATTCGACGGTTGGCAAAGTACGAACCTGAATACGTCGCGCAGATATCCCCTGCTGTCGGGTGCGAAGTGAGGGCGTAGCCATGTCCTCCACCGCAGATATCGTCTCCCTTTTGGCCGATGCGAATGCCGCGTACCGGGCCGGTGCGCCGGTGATGTCGGATGCCGATTACGATCGGAATGTCGAGCATCTGCGGCAGATTGATCCTGGCAACGCATTTCTCCATGCAGTGGAGCCAGAAGCTTCCGAGCGCTCGCGTGTTCGTCTCGTCCATCCGATGTTGTCCATGGAAAAGGCCTACTCCTTTGACGATGTTCAAAGGTTCGTGCGCCGCTGCGAGTCGGCTGCTCGGGAAATCGGACTGGAGCGTGTAAAGCTCTGCATCTCTCCCAAGATGGACGGCATGGCCGGATACTTTGACGGGCAACGCCTGTTTTCGCGTGGTGATGGAGAACACGGCTTTGATATTACGGATGCGATCGGCAAAGGCCTTACTGGTGCGTGGTCGGGCGCTGGCCCCGGCGAGATCGTCGTTGATATCGACTACTTTTCCGAACACTTGTCCGGGGCATATGCTCATCCGCGCAGTTTTGTCGCCGGGGCCATACTGGCCGACGAACTGACAGACGAGGCGGAAGCAGCATTCCAGGCCGGGGCCGTCCACTTTTTCCATTTCTCCAATCTGCGTGGTCTTTTCGGGCGCAAGCTGGATAGCCGGGATCTGACATCGGATAACTTGAGAGCCGTTTCCGCAAAGTTTCGCTTTGCCGTGGACGGGCTTGTTATTGAAGCCGTGGACCCGGAACTGAAGCAGCACATGGGAGCCACGGCGCATCATCACAGGTGGCAGGTCGCGTTCAAAACTCTGGGAGAGACTGCTGACTCGGTTGTTCGGTCCATCTCCTGGCAGGTGAGCCGCCGTGGCGTGGTGACTCCTGTGGCTGAAATTGACCCTGTGGTTGTTTCTGGTGCGACAATCCGCCGGGTAACATGCCACAACGCAGAGTACGTCCAGGCCAACGGTATTGGCGCCGGAGCTGTGGTTCGTATTGTCCGGGCCGGTGAAGTGGTGCCGAAGATTCATTCCGTGATCACATCCGCAGAAACGGATGTGCCGGAGGAATGCCCCGAATGCGGGTGGGACCTTCATTGGCAAGGCCCGGCGTTGGTCTGCTCCGCTCCAGTGTGCGCCGCGCAACGAGTCGGGACATTGCAGCATTTTTTGCAGACCATGGAAGTGAAGGGCTTTGGCCCGAACGCCGTGGACAAGCTGCGCAATGTGCCGCTGGAACGCATACTGGACCTGCGCATGCCCGACTTTTTGGGGCGCGGGTTCGGCGAAAAGACCGCGCGCAACATGGAACGGGCAATTCTGGCCCGCCTTTCCACTCCCCTTGCTCCTTATCGCCTGCTGGCCGCCCTGGGTATCAGCAACCTGGGCGAATCCATGGCGCGTAAAATTTTGCAGTGCATGACCCTTGACGAGCTGCTGGCAGCAGACGTCGACACCCTTTGCGACATTCCTTCCATTGGCGATTTCTATGCCGTGTATCTTACTTCGCAACTGCATTCCCGCAAGGGGTTGATTGAGCGTTTGCGGTCCCTCCTGGTGTTGGAAGAGCCTGCCCGCGCCGTGGCTGGCACGCTGGCGGGCTCTTCCTTTGTTTTTACCGGAAAGATGCAGGCCGGAAGCCGCAAGGAGTGCGAGGCTTTGGCCGCCGGGCATGGGGCAGCGGTGCAGAAGTCCGTTACATCCGCCACCACGCATCTGGTGTGTGGCGAGAACGTGGGCAAGGCCAAAAAGGACAGAGCCGCAAAGGTTGGGGCTGCTGTGTTGGACGAGGCCGCGTTTCTCGCTCTTGTCGGCAGATAAACTGTTCAACATACCATCAACCCTACGGTTTCGCATGGCCGAGGCAACATTAAATCCGACGTTTATTTAAGGAGCCGCATCATGAATCTGCTTGAAGTCGTCCACAGAATGGTTCTGCATAGTGATATTGGCGCACGCAACGTGGCCGAGCGGGTAGGGAAGAACTACTACGTGCTGCTCAACGAGCTGAACCCCGGCAACGACAAGCACAAATTGGGGGCGGACCTGCTGGTGCCACTGATGTCTAACTGCCGGTCCGTGGAGCCGATACACCATCTGGCCGAGCAGATGGGTGGGGTGTTCATCAAGATGCCTGAGATTGCGGACAGTGAAGCGGCCAGGAAAACATCCATGGAAGCAATGTCCGAACTGGGGGCGATGTGCCGGAGTTTTGAGCATGCGCTGGAGCAGAAAGGGCCCGGCGGCGACCACGTAACGGATGAAGAGCTGGAGCTCTTTGACGCGCAGGCCCAGCGGATGATTACGTCCGCGGTGAAGATGCGGGCGGCATGCCGGGAGGAACTGGAGCGGCGCAAGGTATGGAGCCCCGCAAGGGATAATCCGACGGGTACGGAGGACTAGCCATGAACATCGGGGGCAGTTCTGACGGGAGAGTGTGATGGGCAAGCCATGTGATTGTTCCTTTTGCCGTCGCAACGGCGGCAAGTGTCCTGGCGGCAATAGTTCGAGCTGCCCCATGCCTGCAGCGGGTAACCCTGGTGGAATGGCATGTGTGGAGCCCCTGGAAACCGCAGTGCGGAATACCATCAGCTACTTGTACGGGCTGCACCGAGGTAAGGGGTTGGGCTTGGCCGAGGCATATGCGATCCGGCTGGAAAACGCGATGGAGAGGGAGGAGCGTCATGGAAGATAGCTGCCCGTACTGCGACGCGGAGCTTACATATTTGGTGGAGAACGAGTGGGCTGCGGCTTCTGACTATGAATTCGAAATCGAGTGCCCGGACTGCGGGGGGCAAATTCTCATTAAAGTCTTTCCTCCGCAGGAAATTGAATTTTCAGCAAGCGCGGCAGGTGAGCCTCCGTCTCTTTCGCAACGGATACGGGAGCGCCGGGCCGAAGTACGCGACCTCTCTCAGGACTGGAAGATTGTTGCCTATGAGCCGCAAGAGGTTTTGCCCCAGGAGTTGGGCGAGCCATGGTGGAGAGTGACGTGGGGCGACCTGGAAGCCTGCACGAACGGCCATACATGCTGGATTGGCAAAATTCCGGATGTCGAGATCCGAAACGACGAGTCCTGCATGTCTGACCTGCGGGAAGTTATGGGGGGCGATATCGAGCGGAGTAGCTTGGTTGCGCTTCGCATCGAGGCCTGCATCAAGAACACATGGACGAGCGGCCCGTTTTATAAAGGCGACAGAGTTGTTCTTTCACACGATGAACTGTCCGTTGCCGTTGGTCGACAAAATATCGACTTGTTTCGTGGCAGGTACCCTAAGTGTTCATTTGGGGTTTCGCCCCGATCGGAGAGTCACTGGGAACGGCGGCACATGGTTGTTGTCCATGACGGTGACGAGTTTGTGGGGTGCTTTATGCCGTTGGACCTCCCCGACCCGTGGGACGGAGTTGAACGTACGGAGGCGGTGTGATGTGCAAGGACGAAATAGTAGCTCTGCTTGAGGCGCAAAAGAGTCTGCTCCTGGCCGAAAACCGGATGCTGCGGGCGGACCTGAAGGGACTGGCGAAGGTCATTTTGTGCGAAGGAACGCGCGAGGATGTGCTGGACTTGCTGCGCGACAACGAAAGCTGTCCATTTAATGTCAATGGTCGATGCAGTGCAGAAGGTGGAGAGTGCGTGGAGGTTCAGGCTATGAAACGCATTTTCTCCACGGCGGAGAAGTACCTGCACAGCGTTGGGGAGGAATAGACAATGAAAGTGCACATCAATTGTCCACGCATGGGCGGTGAAAGTATCTCGTCGTCGCGTTGTCCGGAAATCATCTGGAATACGACAGATCCTGATTTGTTTGCGCAGTGCCAGGCGTGTCCTCACGGACAGGAGCTTGCCGCTTTATCGACGTATCAGCGCCGAGACGTGCGCGACGAGGAATATCAAAAGCGGCTGAAGCAGGCTCTGAAAGAAAGCCCGGCATTGGAGTTTGGCGAAGCTTTGGCGTTATCTGTGGCGGCTGTTTCGACGAAAATCGGGCCGATGGTGCCTGTTCTGGCCGTTGTGGACGAGTTCAACCGCCGGGCCAAAGGCGCCGGGCTCATGCCTGTGAAATTTCAAACAGTTTGGCGTGAATTGGGGAAACTGGGAATACCGGCCCTGCCACGGCGTGTTCAGTGGCAAGGGAGGCCATGCAAGGCGATATCGCTGCGGCATACGGCGAACCGGCAGGCGCTGGGGCTGGGAGTGTGACATGTCTGCATCGTACGCTGCATTTCTTCAGAATAAGGTTCCGTTTTCCGATCGCAAGGGGTTTGTAGGGGCCTTAGGGGGCAATGCAATGCTCAGGCCGCATCAGCGAGATATCGTGCAGTGGGCCTTAGCTGGTGGACGGCGGGCGATCTTTGCAGCGTTTGGGCTAGGCAAATCGTTTATGCAGCTCGAAGCCCTGCGCATCATCGGGCAACACGAGGGGGGAAGGCAGCTTATTATTTGTCCCCTCGGTGTCCGGCAGGAGTTCAAAGCAGACGCTGCCAAGCTGGGGTTGTCGCTTCGTTTTGTTCGGCACACGTCCGAGCTTGAGGGCGAAGGCCTGTACATCACCAATTATGAAAGTGTGCGAGACGGGCGTCTGGACCCGAACTTATTTAATGCAGTCAGCCTGGACGAGGCTTCCGTTCTCAGGTCCTTTGGCTCCAAGACCTACCAAACATTTTTGGCGCTGTTTGAAGGTGTCAAATATCGGTTTGTAGCTACGGCAACGCCCAGTCCGAACCGCTATAAGGAACTGATCCACTATGCCGGATTTCTCGGCATCATGGATACAGGCCAAGCCCTGACAAGATTTTTCAAGCGCGATTCCACGAAGGCCAACCACCTGACGCTCTACCCTCACAAAGAACGTGAGTTCTGGCTGTGGGTAAATTCCTGGGCCGTTTTTCTACAAAAACCATCGGACCTGGGATACTCGGACGAAGGGTATGACCTGCCCCCGTTGCATGTGCATTATCACGTTGTAGAGTCCGGGAGCGTCCCGGGCACAGATGCGCGCGGGCAGTTCAAGCTGGTAAGTGATGCCGCTCTTTCCCTATCTGATGCGGCCCGCGAAAAGAAGGCCAGCCTGCCTGCTCGCATACAAAAGATGCTCGAAATTTTGAAGCGCCCTAGCTGTATTGGGCTGTCAGTATGCGGCGGACCGTGTGACGATAGTTGCCCCTGCTGCAGGCCGGAGAAGAATTGCATCATCTGGCACGATCAGGAAGCCGAGCGCCATGCAATCAAAAAGGCCTTGCCAGCCGCGGTGGAAGTTTTCGGCTCTCAGGACCTGGACGAACGCGAAGATCGTATTGTCAGGTTCAGTAATGGCGAATTTCAATACCTCGCCACGAAACCGGTCCTGTCAGGATCCGGGTGTAATTTCCAGCGCCATTGTTCAATGGCCATCTTTCTCGGCATCGGATTCAAGTTCAACGACTTCGTCCAGGCGGTTCACCGCATCTATCGCTTTTTGCAGGAACAGGAGTGCCACATCCATATAATTTATGCTGAAAGCGAAAGGAAGGTCCTAGATGCGTTGAAACGCAAGTGGCGTCAGCACGATGAAATGGTGGAGAAAATGAGCGAAATTATCAGGAAGTACGGATTATCTCGCATTGAGATGGAAGACGAATTGCGCCGTTCCATCGGCGTCGAGCGCGTCGAGGTGTCTTCCGGATTATTCACGGCTGTGAATAACGACTGCGTCGAGGAAACGAGGACCATGGACGAAGGTTCCGTGGACCTGATTGTCACATCCATTCCTTTCGCCAATCACTACGAATATACGCCAAGCTACAACGATTTCGGCCATACAGACGACAACACGCACTTTTGGGGACAGATGGATTATCTGACACCCGAATTGCTGCGCATATTGCAGCCTGGGCGCATCTACGCATGCCACGTCAAGGACAGGATCCTGTTCGGCAACGTGACAGGCAAGGGTGTGCCTACTGTCAGCCCTTTCCATGCCGAAGCCATTTTCCATGCGCAACGACATGGGTTTGATTACATGGGGATGATTACGGTTGTTACCGACGTGGTTCGTGAGAACAATCAGACATACAGGCTGGGATGGTCCGAGCAGTGCAAGGACGGATCAAAGATGGGGGTGGGGTCTCCTGAATACATCCTGATTTTTCGCAAACCACAGACGGACCGATCCAAGGGGTATGCCGATGTACCCGTAACCAAGAGCAGGGATCAGTATAGCCGCGCCCGTTGGCAGGTGGATGCCCATGCTTTTTGGCGTAGTTCCGGCAACAGATTGCTGACTGCTGACGAGCTTTCCGGCTATGGCCCGGATGTCCTGGCCAGTGTGTTCACCAAGCATACGCTGCAAGGTGTTTACGACTACGAAGAACATGTGCATGTGGGCGAGGCCTTGGACCTGCGTGGCAGTTTGCCCTCGTCGTTTATGGCGCTGGCACCAGGATCTCATGATCCGGAAGTGTGGCACGATGTTAATCGAATGCGCACGTTGAACGGTGAACAGGCAAAGCGCGGTCTGAATAATCACATCTGCCCCCTTCAATTCGACATCGTTGATCGTCTGATAAACCGCTACAGCAATCGCGGCGAGCTGGTCTTTGATCCATTCGCCGGGCTTATGACCGTGCCGTATCGGGCCGTCAAACTTGGACGCAGGGGGCGCGGTGTTGAGCTCAATCACGAATATTTCCTTGACGGAGTGAAGTACATGCGAGCGGCCGAGCAGGCCGTGTCCGCTCCCAGTCTTTTCGATTTCATAACCGCAGAGACGTCTGCAGCCGTTTGAGCTGTATGGAGGGCATCATGAACATAGCACAGGCAATCGACATGACGGGCCGGTCAGTTGAACCGCAAGCGGTTGGGGTGTGGAACAGGGATTTTCCGGTTGGCAACCAGGTTGTCGCGCGCAGATCGGACGGAGCTCGCATCGAGACGCATACGGTTGGGCGGGCGTATCTGGATGATCGGGGTCGGGCGCACGTTGCCTGTGCAGGAATTGGAGCGGTGTTGTTGTGCAATGTGGAAGCCGTGGGGGTGTAGGGATGGATAGAGAAAGACTACATCCCAGAGTCACACTTGAACACCATATGTCTGATGGAGTGCTTTGGTGTCCTGGCTGTGGGGCAATACTCCTTGAAACAGAGCCGTCTGGAGATGAGGACACCCTGTATTGCTCTGAGTGCGGAACGGAAATGGGAGAGTATTTATGCGAAGCGGAATTATACTTCATGCTTCGTGCGTGTCGGGCTGAGGTTCGTCAGCTTGCCGCCCCAATCACCCTTATCGCTCGTGCTGATGCAGAGTTGGCCGTAAATTCCCGCAAGGGCGATTGGGCCGAATACCGGCCAACACCGGCAGACCTTGTTTCCGAGTTTCGTCACCATGCCGACAAGCTTTTAATCGCCTTATCTGCCGGGGATATGGAGCAAGCAAAAGAGTACCTGGCCGACCTTTTCAATTATACGCGGAAAGGGTGGGAAATGGTCAATGTCGCGAGTGAGGCGGTGTAATGCAGACCGTCATCCTTGATGCGCGCGGCAACATCCCCACGCCTCTGACCGCTTATGAACTCAAGTGGCGCGAGAAGGTCACGAGCGGCGCTACGCAGCAGGCTTTTGATATGTTGCAAGAACGGCGGGCTTTGCCGCTGTGGGACAAGATAGAACTTTCACTCCAGCGCATTCGGGAGTGGTATGAGGCTTTCGAGGGGAGAGTAGCCGTATCGTTTTCCGGGGGGAAGGACTCCAAGGTTCTGCTTTGGTTGGTGCGGTCGCTGTACCCCGATGTTCCGGCAGTGTTCTGCAATACCGGCTTGGAATATCCGGAGATTGTACGTTTTGTCCGGAGCCATCCTAATGTCGTTACGCTGCGTCCGCGCAAGCCTTTCCATCATATCATACGCGATCACGGCTGGCCGCTGGTTTCCAAGAAGGTTGCGCGAGGGCTGAAGGTGCTGCGTAACCCTACAGGGGCCAATGCGAACATCTGGCGACTGTACGACCAGGGGATCAATAGACGCGGGGAAAAGGTTCAGGGGTTCAAGGTTCCAGCGCAGTGGCGATTTTTGACCGAAGCACCGTTCGAAATTTCAGATCAGTGCTGCTCGATCATGAAGAAAGAGCCCATGGCAAGATACGAGCGTGAAACAGGGCGAGCCCAATTTGTCGGCATGCTGGCGAGTGACAGCAAGGCCCGCGAGAAAACGTATCTGCAGACTGGGTGCAACGCATACGACAACAAGCATCCGCGTTCCATGCCTCTTGGTTTCTGGACCGAACAGGATGTACTGCAGTGTTTGCGTGAGAACAACATTCCTTATTCATCCATTTATGGGCGGATAGTAGAGCGGAACGGCGAACTGACATGTACCGGCGTGCATCGTACCGGCTGTGTGTTTTGCGGGTTCGGGGTGCATCTGGACGAGGGGCCGCAGAATAGATTTCAGCTCCTGGCCAAGTCGCATCCGCGGCTGTGGACGTACTGCATGGAACGGTTGGGGCTGCGCCGAGTGCTGGAATACTGCCGGGACCATGCTCCAAGCGAGCGACTTTCCAGGAAGTTTAAATATGAACCAGAGGCAGTGGAGCAAGTGCTGACGCTGCCGGGGATGGAGGCGGTATGAGAGCGTTGCCAGCCCCGAAACGCATCCTGCGGCTGACCATCAAGCGGCAATATTTCGACGACATCCGGCACGGCTTGAAAACGACCGAGTATCGGTCGCAATCGACATATTGGCTTTTGAGGCTGGTCGGACGTGTTTACGATGAAGTCCATTTTTACAACGGCCCGTGCTTTTCCAGCAAACTCCCATTTATGCGCGTTGTGTGCGCCGGGATAGTTGTTCCCGCGCATGGTACCGAGGTGCCTGAGTTCGGCCCCGGCGCTCACGACGTTATTCACATCAAGCTGGGGGAGGTCCTGGAAGTGCGGAACGTGGAAGAGAAACAAGCTGGATGAAGGGGGAAGTATGTCTGGAACAGAAAAAGTGGCGATGTTGAAAATAGGTTTGAGCAAGTGCCTTTGTCCGGGATTTTCCGGCGATGACCTCTTTCGTTTCGCTCGGCAGGTGGTACTCCTGAAAAGTAGTGATGACGGTAATTATACTTTGGATGTTGATTACAACGAAGTTTCATTGATGTTTATCGATTCCTCCATGGTTCATGCCGAAGCCGGGAGCAATTCTGCCCAGTCGTTGGCGAGTGCCGGAGTGTTCGACATTGATGAGACGAAAAAGCAGGCATGGATCTGCGCCGCGAAGGTTGAAGCTTTCGAGAATTTTGATTTCGAGTCCACTGACATGGAATCTTATGATTGGGATGCCCTGTGGGGAATGTTTGGTCAGGCTTATACCCCAGAAGAGGCTTTACGGGAGGAGCTGAGCAATGGGTAAGGATATTGAGGCTATCAAGAACGACCTGTGCTTTGTGCGAGTGGCTCTGTCTAAAATCTGCCAGGCCGGGCATCATACCGGATACGACTGGAATAAGGATGTGGAAAGACTGACATTGCTTGAAGGACAAATCTTCTCACGTCTCGAAGAAGTGATCAGCGAGCTGGACGAAGGCTAAGGCCGTTAGCATGCTGCGTCCTGGACTTTTCGTCATGCTGCAGCGCTATGCGCAGCGCCCGGCTGTAGTACGTGTTTCCGGCGTGTGGCGTCGGGATATCTGGCACGGGCGAGAGGTTCATGATCGTGTGTGTCCAAGCTGCGTCCGGCTGTTTCGTGCCGGTGATGTGCATGCAATACATCATCGCGAGCTGCGAGGCTGGCAACTTGTTCTGCCCGGTATTTAACGGAGGCTCATATGCCCAGATCTTTCCTGCAAGAGTTGGACAAGATTCAGAGCCAAGTGGAAGCGCTGAAAGAACATCCGGACGCAGGAGATACGGTGGTTTTTGGCATCACAGCTTTGAAGGGCATACTTACAAACATGAGGCGGCGACATCTGTATAACCCGCAATCTCGCCTTGGCCATGATGGCCACCTGGGGCGCGGCTGCAAAAATGACTGAGGGTGTGGAGATGGAAGATAAGGCTATGCAGGATGGAGTGATCCGTTTCGCTCACGCTTATGCAAAATCTGTTGAAAGGGCGCTGGAGGCAGGAAAGTCGTTGCCGCAGGCAGCGAACGTATTGCTGTCGGAAGACCTTTGGAAGGGGTTCGGAGTTGAGCCTCCGTGTGTGGATCGGTTGCAGTTTTTGTTGTTTACGCTACCGCCCGTCATTGCCCGTAACCAGGTCGAGCACTATTTCGGAGGGCTGTACAAACGGCAGACGCTGGCGAATCGGGATGCACAGCGGCGCGGGCCGCGCTTACGTTTCGAGTTTGGGACCGCGGGGACGATGTACCCGACGCCGTTTTTGTTGGAATGGATAGAGCAGCAGAATATGAATGTGGTTACGATACATGTTGCTTAGTAAGTTTTCCGTTCTTCATGGCGGCCTTCACTTGTTGTTGGTGCAGGAATTCGTCCGCAAGGTGCACGTATCGCTGTGTTGTTTGGATCAACTTGTGTCCCATGATTTTGCGCAATGTTTCAATATCCATTCCGCCGACGATCATTTTTGTCCCGAAAGTATGACGCAAGGAATGGAAGACGAGGCGCATTCGAGAGTCGTCGATTCCGTCATTCAGGCCTATTGCATCTGTAATATCCCGGAATTTTCTACAAATGTGATCTTTGTTGATGTGCTGGCCCTGGACCCGGCCAGGAAAAATGTAGCGGCTTCCATTGTCGGCGTTTTTCCGTTCCTGAAGCATGGCGAGGGCGCGTTCGTCCGGGTAAACAGTCCGGGACTCGCCGTTCTTGGTGTCCACGACGCGGACGCGGTTTGTGATCAGGTTGACGTGTTGTTTTTCCAGGGTGGCGACTTCTTCTTCGCGCATTCCTGTAGTGTACGAAAGGAGAATTGTGTCGGCGAGGCTGTTCCATGTGTCTTTTGCGGCCTCTTCCATTATGGCATCGAATTCTTCGTCCAGAGCGATGCGTGTGCGGCAGTTCTCGACATGGGGGAATTCGACGTCGCGTACCGGGTTTTCGCCGACGAACAATTTTATATCTTGCGTGTCCTCACGAAAGGGAGCTTTGCGCGCCCAGTAAAAGACGTGGCGGGTGAGGGTCAGGCACTGAACAAGCGTGGCCGGGGCCATGGGGCGGGCGTTGGCCTTCCCCTCGTTCACGATCTTGTCGGCGAGGGATATCTTGAGGTTTTCGATGGTCGTGCAGGAGATGTCAGTTGCGGGGCGGTCACCGATGATCGGCTTGATATGAAGTCTGAGCCTGGACTCATCATCATTCCAGGTTGTCTTGTTATGTTTTGCCCATTCGACGAATCGGTCGGCAAGATCGGAGAATGTGAGGGCGTCGCGTTCGCGTTCCAGGCGCGAGCAACGGTCAGCCGCGTTCTCGTTGGCGATATGGCCGCGCTTCTCGGCCAAGCTTCGGGGGCCGCCACCTCTGCGGTTATTGCGTTGCAACTCCTGGAGCTCTTCCGCGACAGTCTGGAGCGTCCATCCGTGCATGCTTGCCCAGCCGAGCGTTTCGCTGACGCGCTTGCCGTCGCGATAATAGCGAAGTACATAGTACCTGTCGGGCTGTCGTTTCCATGTGCGGCTGATGTGCTCACGCCAGCGAATGCCAGGGTATTTGGGATCGGTGTGCCATTGCGCCAT